TATTGGCCAACTCCGTTTATCTGAAAAAACCAACCCATTCACTGAAAAAGTGCTGTGTGAATTTGATCGCATTAACGCCGTGGCTATTCAGCGCGAAACAGTCATGTTATCGGGCGGCACAACCGGCATGGCCGACACAAATTTACCCATCGGCTTTCAGCGTACCGTTATTCGTGAAGCACTGAGTGACTTAAGAGTGCTTGAGCTAGTGAACACACTCACCGATTTTACAGCTACAGCAACCACTCAAATCCCTTACGAAATGCGCGATGGTAGCGCGATTCAAGGCGATGGTATTGTGTACGAAGGCCAAGGTATTCACCGCGCAAGCATTAGCCAAGCGATGGACACAGCGTATATTTTACCCACAAAAATAGCGTTTATTATCTCAAACGAGGTGATGCACTTCTCACGCTCAAGCGGCATTAACTGGGATGCTTATGCACGAAATGTAGAAAGCAACGCTCGCTTTATGCGCGAAATGATTGTGCGCCGTATTTGTAACGAAATCCAACGCAGTGCCGATGCTTACTTAGCAGACGATATTACAGCCGAAGATTTAGATGCGCAATTAACAGGGTCAGTTAGCCAAATTAAAACAGCGCTATTCCCCATCGTTCGCCCACATCAACAACGTGATTTACAGGGCAATGCCGTTGGTTCGCCTGAAAACCCAATTACCATTAACCTTAATGGTGTGGCGATTGAAGCGTATAACGGCTCAAACGAGCAAAGCGCAGGCACATACTACCGCGTAACCAGCTACAACCTAGGCTATGTGCAATTTGTCAGTGAATTAGGCGCACCCGTAACGCCAAGCAGCACAGCCAATGCCGATGATATTAGCTACAGCCATGCCACCAACGTCACCAAAGTCGATACCGACTTGGGCAGCTTAACGCTAGAAAAGCGTATGAACGATGTGTTGCGATCCGTAGGTAGTGCTAAAGCGCAAATGAACACAGATCATTTTGTAATGCCCGATTTCTTGCTCATGAGCCCCGTGATGAACGACCTCATCACTAACGCTGAACAGTTCTATACCGCCAATAAAAAAGACGGTACCGACACAACAGCGCAGGGCGATTTGGAAAAAATCAAAGGCATTGCGGCTTGGGGAACCAACGCGCCATCGGTTGATTTGGGTGATGAGCGCATCATTCTAGGCCAACGTGGCTCAACAACCTACACCGTGTCAAAACCATTCCAAACCGGCATGCCGTTTGAAGCAGTAGACAGCAACGGCCTGCCAACCGGCCAAAAGCAAGCCTACGGTGAAGAATACTCAGCCATAAAAACTCCTACGCCTATCCGCAACAGATTGTCATCTGTTCTGGCTTTCTCCTTCTCCGGTCGGTAACCGATAGGCAACCTTATAGCCCCTTAACGGGGGCTACTTTTTAATAGCAGGAGAACACCATGGCGATTATCGCTTACACAAACAACACAAAACGACCTATTTACATTGGTAATAAATGCATTCAACCAGGTGGCACACGCCCCGTTGAAGAAACGCTTATTCCTTTAAATAAACCACAAGCCATTGATCAAGAACCAGCGCTTGAAGATGCAGAATCCATCTTGCTAAAAGATATTTTAACAGGCAACGTGCAGCACGTTTTAAACAGCATAACCGCGCTAACAGATGACGAGCTTAACACCCTAAAAGAACTCGAAGATGAATCCGATGCACCGCGCAAAGGCGTACTTGAAGGAATTTTAGTGGAAACCCTAAAACGCTCATCAGAGCTTGGCGAGTAGCAAAAAATGCCGTCTCGTTCATTAGATGATTTAAGCCCGGGCTTTAGAGCTCAGGCCATAATCTTTGAAAGTGCCGTTGAATTTGCAGGCCTAGACCTGCTTATTTACTGCACCCATAGAACCGTTCAAGAACAAGCCATTTTATTTAGAAATGGCCGTAATATAGGCCAAATTAAATTAGCCGCTCAGCAGCTAAAAGAGCGCTGGGGTAGAGCCGATTTAGCAGACGTTCTACTCAGTGCGCCCCCACAATACGGCAAGCGCAAAATAACCAACGCCGCACCCGGTGAAAGCTACCACAACTATGGCCTAGCGTTTGATGCTGTGCCATTACGCGGCGGCAAACCTGTTTGGGGCGTAGCTGATGATGAAGACTTTAAACTGTGGAAACTAATGGGCAGCTTTGCAGACGATGCAGGCATGGAATGGGGGGGCGATTGGCTATCATTCAAAGACTACCCACATTTGCAACAAAAAAACATTAACTGGCAAAACCTAATCACGCAGGTAGCGGTATGAGCATGCTACTAAGCGATTTAGTCGAAGAGCTAAAGCTAACCCTAGGCGAAGCTGCGGCAAAATTTAAAGAAGCCAACAATGCCGATTACATCCGGTTCTTAACCCATGCCGCCATGCGCCTTGGGCATAAAAGACCCCGCACCCTAATCGCTACTGTAGTGCTAAATTGCAACACAGCCGAGTACGACACCCCAAGCGACTTTATTTTCTATAAAGCTAGCATTTGGGGCCGTGAAGAGCAGCAAAAATACAAACCGTGGGACACCCGAAACCCCGGCAGACTACCCCGCGTTTTTACCGCAGAATATGACGGTAAACTACAAATAGTACTCTCACCAACCCCAAGCTCCGCACAAATTGCACAGCTAGGGGCTAACTACAAGTTTTATTATTACGCAGGGCACGTGCTGTCTGACGAGGCCAATAAAACCAGCGTTCAAGCCAACGACCGCGAATTATTACTATTGGGCGCGGTTATTCAAGCCATGTTCCAACTCTCTAACAGCGGCACCATAAACCCCATGCAGCTACACAAAGGCATGGGCAGCCAAAGCAAAGCCACCACACCCGCAGGCTGGTTCAACACCCTTAATCAGCTGTATAAGGATGCGCCATGACCGATAACGTAAGCCTAAAATTTAACGACAAACGCTTTTTAAAGGCCATGCAAAAAGCGCCTATTGAGGTTAGCGAGCAAGTTGATTTAGCAGTAAGCAAAGCCGCCCAACAAACCGCCGACAAACTACGCGAAGCCGCACCCAAAGCCTTCAGTACGTTAACTAACAGCATCAAGGCCGACAAAATAGGCCACTTTGAATACCGTGCAGCGCCGCATGTTAACTATGCCGAATCGGTAGAACTGGGCAGACAGCCCGGCAAAATTCCCAACGTAGAAGAAATTACTCGCTGGGCAAAAATCAAAGGGCTTGAAACCAACGGCCGATCATTCCGTGACGTGGGCTGGGCGATTGCTAAAAGCATTGGAAAAATAGGCACACAAGCGCAACCCTTTGTTAAGCCCGTGGTCGATTCAGGTTTCCCCGAAAGGCGACTGGTATGGCTTGCAAACAGAGCAATAACCAGCGGACTAACCAAGGCAGGCCTCTAATGTGGTACTTACTACTCATTGCCCTACGTGATCACCTCGCCGCTCAAACCGATTTAAACGGTGTGGATATTCAGCTAGGCGACAGCGCCAACTACCCCAACACAGCAACGCTCGTGATCATGCGCGGCCAAGGCGCAGCAGATGACCGATTGCGCCACATTCGCGGCAAGCAAACCCTCGTGATTGAAAGCTGGGTAACCGCCACCGCAGCCGATGCAGAGCAATCCGTTACCGATGGTTACCAACAACTAGCAGAACTTGAAGCAAAACTTACCAGTGCGGTACAAACCTTTGGCGCAAATGGCCCCGTTGGTTATCACATAGTGGTTAAAACACGCGAATTCCAACCCGATGGTGACCAGTTTAGGCCCAAAGTCGCCAGCGGTTTAGCAATCGATATTCAGTACACCAAAATTAACCCATAAGGATCAATTATGACCAAGAAAGCAGTCGAACAAAAACAAGTAGACGTCACCATTTGGGGCGTTCATTCGCATAAAGGCAAAATAGTAACACCGGGGTCAACAATAACCGTTACCGAAACCCAAGCCGCGTTTTTAAAAGCACATGGCGTGTGTGATAAACCAGCAGAAGAGGCTAAATAATGTCAAAGAAAGATTACAGTTACATTGGATTTGGCCGTGTGTTTGCCAAAGAAATTGGCGGCTCAAAAAACTGGGAAATCGGCAACTGTTCCGCCCTAAACTTATCCGCCTCAGCACAAGAACGAGCGCTTAAAAACAACAAAACAGGGCAAGGTAACGCCAACAGCTCCACCCGTGTGGATAAAGTCAACATGAGCATGACCATGCACGACTTGGAAAAAGACAACCTCGAAATGATGCTGTACGGCACACAAAGCACCGTCACATCAGGAACCGTAACAGACGAGCCCATTACCTCAGCAATCGGTGGGTTATCACGTACCGCTCAAATTAATATCACATCCGTTGTGGTCACCAGCGACCCAGCCGGCACAACCTACACCGAAGGCACCGATTACGAAGTCACCGCCGCAGGCATTAAAGCACTGGTAGGTGGCACAATACCAGATGCAACCGCCTTACTCATTAGCTACAGCTACTCAGAAGCACACGTGGTAGAAGGCCTAACCGGTAGCGCCAAAGAATACGAACTAACCTTTGTAGGCCTTAACGATGCGCAAAGCGGCAAAGCCACCGTGGTGGATTTATTCATTGTAAAACCCAGTATCTTCTCAGAACTAGCACTCATCGGTGAAGACTATGCAGCGCCAACCGTGGCCGGTGAACTCACCGCAGATAGCAGCAAAGTAGGTGCAGGTATTAGCCAGTACTTCAAGCATACGTATGTTGAATAACGGCGCAAAAAAAGCCACCTTAACCGTTGCGGGTATTCCCGTAACGGTTAAAGAATTAACGGTTCAAGAAATTGGCCAATGGCTGGAAGATAAAACCAATCCATCATCCGATTCCATCGAAAACCCGCTGTTATCGCTGTTGCCAGTAGGTGACATGATGCTAGGCGATCTATTCAGCATGACAGACCTAACGCTGGATAAAGCCAACGGCATGACCGGTAGCGAGCTTGAAACCGTGCTGGATAAATGCAAAGAGGTTAACAAACATTTTTTCGCGCTTGCCGCGACCCTAAGAATGGCAGGGGCAGCGGCGCTCGATCAGCTATCGAGCAGTTCGACAAAAACTGCGCCATCTTAATACGCAGTGGGCATATTAACGTGTGGGATTACCCGTGGCGTTTTTTTGAAGCCTGTGTGGATGAAATAGTCAGCAGTAACGACAGTAAATAAAGGATTCGTAAACCGTGGCAAAAAACGATGTAGAAGTTTTATTAAAAATTAATGCCAAGCAATTTGAGCAGGGCATTAAGCAGGCCAATAAAACCTACAAAGCATCCGCCCAAAGCATCACCGGTACGAATCAAGGTGTGGCCAATAGTACCGGTAGTTTAACTAATAAGGTGGTAGCGCTTGGCGCGGCTTATTTAAGCGTGAGCAGTGCGATTAGTCTTGTTAAACAATTATTGGCCGCAGGGGGCGATTTTGAAAGTTTACGCATTCAGTTAGACACGTTAACCGGCAGTGTTGAAAATGGTGAAAAAGCTTTTGAATGGATAAAAACATTCGTTAAAGAAACCCCGTTTGGGTTAGATGAGGTCACGAAAGGTTTCGTAAAACTTAAAGCGTTTGGTCTCGACCCAATGGATGGCACCTACCAAATAATTGCCGATCAAGCCGCCGCATTAGGTGGCGGGCAAGAAAAGCTCAACGGTATTATTTTAGCCGTTGGCCAAGCATGGGCAAAGCAAAAACTACAGGGCGAAGAAATACTTCAGCTGGTTGAGCGTGGCGTACCTGTTTGGGATTTACTCGCCAAAGCCACCGGAAAAAATGCTATTGAGTTGCAGAAACTGTCAGAAAAAGGTGAGCTAGGGCGTGATGTTATCGCAAAATTACTCCAAGAAATGGGCAAGGGCGTTGATGGGGACGCACTTAAGCAAGTAGAAGCGTGGAATGGTTTAGTCTCTAACGGCACCGACGAATGGAAAAAGTTTTTAGACCTGATTGCCCAAAGCGGTGCGCTTGATTATTTCAAAGAGGAGCTAACCGATTTACTCGAAGAAGTAGAGCGAATGGCAGAATCGGGTGAGCTGCAGGAATACGCGCAAGAAGTGAGCGAGGCGATTGTGTCGGCAGGTAAAACTGTTGGCACGTTAGTCGGTTTAATTGCCGATTTAAGTGGTGGTATTGAGTTGTTGGTTAAAGTGCTTATTGTCACTAAATTATTGAGCTGGGCAGGGGCAATGTATAAAGTTGCCGCCGCAACAACCGCAGCCACTAAAGCCACTAAATTACTAAAAGCCACCGCCACGCTTGGCCTAACCTTGGTACTCGATGCAGTAATTAGTAAGTACCTTGAAACTGGCGATGCAGCAGAAGACGCAGCCGATGGAGTCAAAAAGTCAGCCGATGAAATAGCCAAAGCCCAGCGCAAAATACGCACCGCCAGCCAACAAAAAATAGATACTAAAGCACAAGAAGCCCTTAAAGAAGCCGCTCGCCAACAAGCTGAATTTAGCGATAAATTGCGCTTGGCAAAGCAAGAAGAAACAACCGTTATTGAAACCGAACTGGCTAAGCAACTTAAGGCGTATAAAACTCACTTAACCGGGCTTAAAGATGCGCAACAACAGCAATTAGATATTAGCAAAGAGTTTGCCGCATTAGTCAGTGATATTCAAAGCGGTAAACAAGGCAGCGAACCGCCTGATATTCTTGATTTTGCA